AGGGGGGCTTGCCCCCCCCTTAGTCCCTCCGCCATTTTGTGTCCCGCCCGCCATTTTGAAGGGGTTTAGGAAAAATAGGTTGGACACAGGAGGCCGCTATTAATCAGAAAAGTAAAGTTTATTGAGGGATTTTTTAGCATTTTTAGCTCTTATTTCTTGTACGTTTTGAATATGTAACTGCATGAATTTTTCCATGTGTCCTGTGACATTGAGTGAGGGGTCTGCTAGGTTTCTATATTTATCTATCACAGTGTTTTCATCCTCTTTACCACCCGCTGGAGGTGCTTGAGGAGTCGTCGCTTGCTTGGCTTGTGGTGTCTTCGTCTCTGCGTTTCTTCTTCTTGAGAGGATCCACTGCTCGTGCTTGAGATAACGCTCTCTTCGTCGGAGTCTGATAATGGCTCTTTCTCTGTTTTTTGTCCAAGGAGTGGGTACGCCTTCTCCTCCTCCTCTGTCTCTGTGGGGAGTTCGAGAAGTCTTTTGAGAGTATCTTTTCTAACAATCCCATCACAGTCATAGTCCCAGGGGTTGAGGACGGTGTTTTGTACCTTGGAGGGGTCTTGTATCCCGCTGTGGAAGCGGTCCCCGGGTTCGAAGGGGCAGGGTATGGTGCTGGGGTCTCCGATGTTGGTTTTAAATCTTTCTGTGCCATGTCCTCCCCACTGAAATTTAAAGGCATATTTCATGATTATATTATAGTCTTTGAGTTCAGGTTTAAAGAATTTAGGGTCTGTTGTTGCAAATATTGGATTTGCTTTTTCTACAAAGGGTCCGAACAATGTGAGCATTGTGCATTCATCATCTAATTCTTGGCTTCCTAAGTGCATGTTATCTCTGAGTATACATAGTCCTCGTATTCCCCAGTCAAAGTTTGTTTTGTCTCTGTTTGTATTAGGCCAGTTTTGATTAGATGGCCATCCTTGTTGATATAAATTTCCTATTGACCCTGCTCCTATGACCCCGGACCCTGCATATGCTACATATCCACCTTGTATAGCTGATGTTGATCCACCACTGTTTTGATCACTGCCTGTTGTTGTGTAGTTTGAAGATGCCCATCCTACTATTCCTATTTTTAGTTTTTTAGATTTTGGGTCTCTAGTATATTCTCTTGATATTTCTGCGCTGTGTGCCTCTTTTTTAATGTCTTGTTCACTTTTACCATAAAAGTATAACCAGTAAGGCCATCCTTGGTTTATCAATTCAATGTGATCTATTGCATCTGGATGCTGTCCTCCTGATGCTTTAAAGGTTGTTGCCATGTTTCCTGGATTATCAGTAACGTCTTTTTTTAATAGTATAACATATACTGCATTTCCTACTCCCGTGTCATAGATCCAATAGTATTTTATTTGTGTCCAGTTTGACCAGTGTCCTTGGTCTTTTACTGCTTCATATCCTAGCACGGAATAAAATGCATTTCCCCACCCTTCTACCCATGGTTCTGTTAGGTCTATAAAGCTTACTCCAAGTCTTATTAGTGGCATCTTTGCTAATTCTCTACTTAGTCTCCATTGTGATGTTAGTTTTGGCGGAGGTTTGAATTTTAATGTGACAGGTTTTTGTTTTCTGTTTGGGTTACAGTTTTGCTGTGAAAGTACAATTTTGTGCTGTTTTTTTAGTAGCATTAGGAGTGGATGCAGGTTTTGATAAGGTAGTGGCCTGCATGGTATATCTTGATCCCAAGTTATTATATAATTTCTCCATGGATGTCTGAAAAAGTAAAACTTTCCTTTTAAAAATCTAGCGAATTCCATTCCAACATTACTAGCTGTCCATATATTTCTCCAGTTAAGTTTTTCATTGTAAAGGTTTTGTAAACTCCACTGGCTCCAGTCACAACCTCCACCCGGGAATACTAGTCCATTTAACCGCCTAAAGGGGAGACAGGTACGGAACCAGTGTCCGTAGCTCAACGGCCAAAATCCCTCTATGAGGCAGGTTCTCCGGCTAGGAGGGAACCATTGTATGACCGGAGCTTTTTTCCTCCGTCTCCTTACCTTTGTGCGGCGGCGGCGAGGAGCGCGTCGATACCGATATCGAAAGTAGCGTCTCCACCTCCGGTGCCTCCATCTCCGTGTCGGTCTTCTTCGGCGTCTGCGATAGCGTCTGTAAGGCATTTTTCAAGATGTTTTTTCGGGTCTTTACAGCTGCAGAATAATCCGTGTGCGCAGTACGCTACCGTCAGCCATCTTTCTTCCATCGAGGGGGGCCCGGTTCCGCTGGATTACCGCCTGCCCGATAGGCCCCTTGACTCCGCTCTCAGGAGCTCCGGCACCCGCCCAGGCGGTTAGACACTCAGCTCTGTTCGTGTCTACCACCAGCGGCATAAACTCAGCCATTCGTCTGCGCACTTACTTATATACTCTAAAAGAGGAAGTTCTTCTGATTGGTTCTTTTATTATTCTAATGAGGACTTCAGGCCCAGCCAATGAAATTTATTTCCTCTTTTTTGCACAGTTTCCTGTGGTTTGGTGGTTATGTGTAACTTATTTCTAAATTTATTGCAGTTTCCTGTAATACTTTGTGGTTTATTGTGTTAGACTTGTGGTTTTAGCTGTAATTTTGCAGCCCTTCCGGTGAACCCTGTCATGA